TCCTGAATCGTGTGTCATTGAATTAATAGTTAACGTATTTCCATCAGTTCCAGATAATGTAGAAGTAACACCTGTACTATTTGTTCTAGCATAACTAAAACTAGATGTTGAATTAGTTAATCCGACAAATACAACCATATCTGTAACACCATCAGCAAAACTAGACACAGTACCACTTTGATCTGCTGGGAAAGTGTGAGATTCATTTGTTAAAAATGCAGTAACCGCAGGTGCACCGTCTGCACCAGGAGCACCATCTGATCCATCTGATCCAGATGAACCGCCATCTAATTTAAAAATTCTAGTAGTATCAGATAAACTATCTTTTGTAACTTCTATTGTTAAAGGTAATTTTGTTTTATTACCACTAACAGTTCCACTAAATGTTATACTTCCAGAAACTTGTCCAGATCCATTTGTTACATCAGTTTTTAATGTTGGATTTGATAATGTAGAATTTGTGGAGTCTTTTATAATAATATCACCAGACACAATTGGACCTGATAAATTTTGTTGATTAAATATAATTAATATATCGTCATCTAATGCGTCAGTTGCTGAAGATGATGCAAATGAAAATACTTGTGAGTCAGAAGTTAATGTTAATGTTTTTGCTGTGCTTCCTGATTCACCTGTTTTTGATTTTGCAAGATTCATTGTTTTTGTTAAACTAACACTTCCGCTAACTGCTGTAAAATTAATTGATCCAGAGTCATGAGCCATTCCGGTAACTGTTAATAAATTACTAGAACTAGTAGCAGTAACACCTAATGAATTTGATCCGGTAAATGTAAAGCTAGATGTAACATTATCTAAACCTAAAAATACTATCATTTCGGTAGTGCCAGTAGAAAAGTCTGGTACTGTACCGTCTGCTGTTGCAGGAAATGTGTGAGACTCATTAGATAAAAATGCAGTTATTGCTGCTTGTCCGTCTGATCCATTTGTACCATCTGAACCTGATGATCCTCCTTCTAATTTAAAGATTTTTGTTGTATCACTAACACTATCACGAGCTACTTCAATTGTTAAAGGAAGTTTAGTTTTGTCTCCTCCAACGGTACCACTAAATGTAATACTACCAGAAACTTGTCCTGTTCCTGATGTAACGTCTGTTATTAAGCTAGGATTAGTTAAGGTATTACCATTAGAATCTTTTATAGTAATATTGCTAGAAACTACAGCTGAATCTAAGTTTTGTTGATTAATGATAAATAATATATCGTTATCAATAGCATCACTACTCGATGCAGATGGGAATGAAAATACTTGAGAATCTGTTGTTAATGTAATTAATTTTGCACTAGATCCAGGATTGCCATCAGTACCTGCTTTAGATTTAGCTAATGTAAATACTTTTGATATTGAAACTTCATTAGCTCCAGAACCAGATTTAGCAGTAAATGTTATAGATCCACTATCATGAGACATTCCAGTTATTTGAATATCATTACTAGAGCTTGTTGCGGTAACACCATCAGTATTTGAACCAGTAAATGTAAAACTTGAAGTAACATTATTTAATCCGTTAAAGACTTCCATTGTAGTAGTACCAACAGAAAAATCTGAAACTGTACCGTCTGATGTAGCTACAAACGTTTGAGACTCATTAGTAAGGAATGCTGTTATAGATGATTCTCCTTGTCTAGATTTTGCTAATGACATTATTTTTGTAAGAGTAACACTTCCAGATTTAGCAGTAAAATTAATTGATCCAGAATCAACAGTCATTCCGGTTATAGTAATAGAATTACTAGAACTAGTAGCAGTTATTCCATTTGAATTAGATCCGGTAAATGTATAATTAGAAGTTACATTGGTAATTCCTTCAAATACTTCCATATCAGTTTCGCCACCAGTAAACGAAGCGATTGCGCCTGTTTGATCTGCAGGGAAAGTATGAGATTCATTTGTAAGAAATCCAGTAACTGCATCTGTTCCTGCGGCTCCGTCTACTCCAGAAGTACCTCCTTCTAGTTTGAATATTTTAGTAGTATCAGTTAACGATCCTGATGTTACTGTTATTGTTAAAGGTAAATTTGTTTTATCAGAGTTTAATCCACCTGATGATAAGGCTCCGGTAAATGTTATACTCCCAGATACTTCGCCAGTAAATAATCCAGAATTATTTGTAACATCTGTATCTAATGTAAATCCAGTTACTGTAGTGTCATTTGCAGTTATTATTGATATTTCTGAACTATCAATAGCAGTTGATAAATTTTGTTGATTTATTATGAATAATATATCATTATCAAGAGCAATATTAGATGAAGCTGATGCAAATGAAAATACTTGCGAGTCAGAAGTTAATGTTAATAATTTAGCATCTGCTCCACTTAAACCTTCAGTTCCTTGTTTTGACTTAGCTAGAGTCATTGTTTTTGTTAAGCTGACACTTGCACTAACTGCTGTAAAATTGATAGATCCGGAATCATGAGCCATTCCTGTAACAGTTATTTGGTTACTAGCACTTGTTGCTGTAACACCTATACTATTAGATCCGGTAAATGTATAATTAGAAGTTACATTGGTAATTCCTTCAAATACTTCCATATCTGTAGTAGCACCATTAAAAGAAACAATCGTGCCATCATTTTGAGCTGCAAATGTATGAGCTTCATTTGTTAAAAATGCAGTAACTGCATCAGTACCATCTGTTCCATCAGATCCGGTGGAACCTCCTTCAACTTTAAAGACTTTTATTGTATCTGATAATGAGTCATTTGAAACTTCAATAGTAACTGGTAAATTTAATTTGTTAGAATTTAATCCTCCTGCATTTAAATTACTAGAAAATGATATACTACCAGATGATATACCGCTATGTTTTCCACTACTATTTGTTACACTATTATTATCAAATGAAAAATTAGTAACATTAGAATCAAGAGCAGTAGTAATAGTAATATCACTAGCAGCTACAGCGTCTGATAAATTTTGTTGATTAAAAGAAAATATAATACTAGACGGATCAGCTGATGTATCTGATGCGCTATCAAATGAAAATACTTGTGAATCTACCGATGCAATTAATGATTTTGCATTAGATCCATTTAATCCATTATTTCCATCACTTCCACCTTGTACTTTAAATAATGATGTTGTATCTGTTAATGAATCTCCATTAACTGTAATAGATACTGGAAAATTATCTTTATCAGTTTCTAATCCTCCTGCAGATAATGCTCCGGCAAACGTTATACTTCCAGATACAATTCCACTATATAATCCGGATGAATTTACTGTTATACTACCAGTATCAAAATTAAATCCGGTTACATTAGTAGATTGAGCTGTTGTTATAGTAATATTACTAGCGGATATACTAGCAGTTAAATTTTGTTGTGTTATACTAAATATAATACTAGATGGAGTAGCTGTATTATCTGATGCACTATCGAATGCCATTATTTGCGAATCAGATGTTAATGTCAATGATTTTGCTGTATTTGAAGCAGTAGCTTCATTTATTGCATCTTGAACGTTTTGACCGTCTTCTAATCTTAATTGTCCTCTAACTACTAATGCAGATCCATCCCAAGTTAATTTATCTCCTAATGAAAAATTAGATCCAGAATCTACATAAAAACCAGTATCTGTATTTGCATGATTTCCAGCTCCTATATATAGTTTTCCAGCTTCCATTTCTATTCCACCAATAGAACCTGTTCTTGCTATTATGCCACCTTGTAAAAATACGTTGTCTGTTGCTAAACCAAATCCTGGACTAGGATTGCCAAATACATATGATGAATTTGCTAAACCACTTAAATCTCCTAATCTTGATCTTAATTCTACATCATATAGTCCACTACCTGTTCTTTCTACTATATCAATGAATGGAGTATTTGAATCTCTAGGATTTGCATTCATTTTGATATATCCACTACCACTTAATCCGGTTGATACAATAACTTGTCCTTCATCATATGATTGTGATGTTGAAGCTAAATCTCCAACAAAACTTCCGCCAGAGCCACTACCGTAGCCTCGCTGTACAAATATTCTTCCATGTACTTCGTCTGAACCAGTATTATTTCCATCTACAGACGCAGATTCAACTAAAAGATATTCTGTTTGAAATCCAGTTGCATCTACTTTTTTAGCTAATAGAATTTCACCTACAGCAAAACCACTCGCATTTTCTACAGACATTGTAGTTGCATTAGCAGTTATATTTGATCCAGTCAATGTTGTTGCGTTAGTAACCCATAGTTGACCACCAACTGCGTTTACAGATTCTTTCTCAAATGTAGTTGTTCTTAGAGTACCTCTAATTCTTACATTTTCAAATTCTGCAGTTCCATTACCTTCTGAAGATATTTTCCAACCTTTAAATCCGCTAGCGAAGTCTCTTGTTTGTAAAATACCTTCCGGCTTCATTATAAGATTACCACCCTCTATAGAACTTGTAGTAATACCCCATCCCCCTATAGATGCAGATACAAATTTTGCAAATCCGTCTGATTTTATAGATGATGATGCATTTGTTTCATTTGCTGGACTTCCACCTATTAAAGCAGGAGTAAATATTTGATCGACTGATAAATCGCCTCTGACTGTTAATGTACTTCCAGCAAATTGAATAAAATTACTAGCTGCTTTTGATCCAAACAAAAATCCGTCTGATGCAGTTATTTGTCCTATAGATTTTAAACGAAGTGCATCTCCCGGCGATCTTATTTCTTCTGGTGATATATTAAATCCTGCAATAGATGCAGATCTAAATATTGCTAATCCTTGATCTGAAATTGATGAAGATGCGTTTGATGGTGTTGCTGGAGAGCCATTTATTACAGCAGGTGTTAATATACTATTTGCAGATACAGATCCTAAAATAGTTACATTATTAGTTATAACTCCACCTTCCATTAAAAAATTTGAAGCTGTAATATCTCCAGATGGTTGTATATGATATCCTGAAGATGAAATTTCTAATTGTCCATTTGATCCTGAAATAAATTGTGTTGAAGGATTACCTAAAAAGAATTTTTCTGTTTGTATTTCTAATCCACTTGGATCTGTTCTAAATTTAAAAAAGTTATTAGCATTAGCAACCATTTCTAAACCAACGCCTTGATATGATGTTGCAAATTGATTTGGTAATGCAGAACCAGAAAATAATAAAAATCCTCCACGTCCAGTCATTGCTTGGTTAAAACCATCATAACCTAATGATCTAATGTATCCAGTATTTTGTAATCCTACTATTTCAACTCCAGAATTTAATGTATCAGCAACAGTTAATGAACCTGTTAGCATTGAAAATCCGCCGTCTATATATCTATTTCCTCCTTGAAATACTTGATTTGTTACTATAGTTTCATGATCACTTTTAACTCCAGCAGCATTATAATATTCAATTTTAAATTTTATTTCATTATCAGATTTATGTTTTACAGGAATGTCAGTTCTAAATCTTGTGTAATTTTCTGTAAATCCTTTTTCTGCAGATGTTAATGTTCTAATATCTGAAAATTGCCATTGTCCTGATTCAATTAATATTAATAATGATCCATTTCCTGTTTTGTCTGCAGTAAAATTAAATTGTAAATCATCTAATCGTTGATTATTATTTGGAGTTTCATATTCTCCTATCTTTTTTCCTAATATATAAGGAAAATAATCATTTTGTAAATTAGTATTATCATAATCAAATGAAGACCCTGATAAATATATAGAAATTTTTGGATTTTCTAAATTACTCAAAGAATTTTTTGTACCAATTGCATCAAATATTATTTTATATTCAGAGTCTTTAACAAATACTCCAGGTAATGAACTTGTTGTTTGTAATACAATTGCATTTTGATCTCCAGAATATGAAACAGACGGAGTAACAATTAATGAATTATTTAATGAACTAGTTGAAAATGTTAATGTTGGTTTTGTAACTGTATTTTTTCCATTGTATTGATTAACTTCCCAATATGAATCAATTATACTTTGGGATGTAAAGTATCCAATACTTACATCTGGAAAAATAGATCCAGTTGCATCAACAAATATTTCAGTAGGTTCTAATGATATATCATTAATTAATTCATATGTACCTATAGTACCTGAACTGTTAATATATAATTTAATTCTTGATACGTCACCAGTCCCTGGATTTAAGTTTTTTATTTGTGTTAATGCAAATGATTCTGAATGTTGAGTTGGTATATATGTAGGTACTGCTTCATATGATAGCGAAAATGGTGATGCATCAAATTTAATAAATTCGTGTTGTGTTAAACTTTGACTATAAGTAAATACATATCGATCATCTAATTCAATAAAATCTTTATTTAATATTTTTTTAATTTTTGATGTATACGGTTTAGCAGAGCTAGTAGTTAATAACGGTATTGGTAATGCATTGACTGGATTAGTAACTGTTAATGTTCCTCCAGAAAATTTTGGATCAAATTCTCCTCCGGTTATTTTTGCTAATATACTATTGTTCCGTGTTTCAAATTCTATTAATCCCGTTGTATATGTTGGAAACTGTTCGTTATTTTCATATATTCTATCTAATCGAACTCCGATTTGTTCTGAAACTTCTACTGTTGGAAGTTTTGTATCTTCAAATATTATTTCTGAAGTATTAGTTGCTTTATTGTTAACTGATACATTTTTTGTCCATTTAACATTTAATTTATTTCTCCAAACGGTTGGAATTTGTTCTCCTGTGTATAATTGATTTAAAACTGCAGCAATAGTTACAGTACAATTACCAGGAGGTGTTGTATCATAAATATAAACAGCTAATACTCTAGAAGTATCGCTTTCAATATAATCAATAATTTCATGATAAATTGGATTTCTATTAGAATCAAGTATTTCAATTGCTAATTCAGTACCAACTTCAAATATATTAGTATTTCCTTTTAATTTAATTAAATTTTTACCAATAGTAAATTCCAATGGAAATTCGGTAATATTAAATATATTACTAGATAATGATGATTGATCGGTGATATATGTAGATAGTTGATCTAGATTACGAACTATAGTTGTTACTTTTTTCATACATGATATTCTTTTTTATAAATATTATGTATGTTGAATCTGGCTAAAATTATTTATCTTATTTACTTCAATTAAGTTATCTACCATATCTCTCATTGATTCTACGTGGGATATAATAATTGAAAAGTCAAATTTTGTTCTAAAATATTCAAATAAATTTGTTACTGCAGAAATATGTTCTCTATCTAAACTACCCCATCCTTCATCTATTGCAATAAAATTTGGTCTAGGTAATGCAGATACATTAATTAAAGCTACACGTATTGCTAATGATGAAATAAATCGTTCCATACCAGAAGTTAGCTCTAACGGCCAAAAGTTGTCTTCATCATAAATAATATATCCATTAATATTTTTACCATCTGTATTTAATACCATATTGAAATCAACTACTTGATTTAAAACATTGTTTATTTCTGTTTCAATTTTTGGTAATGCTTTTTTGATTAATTCGTATGGAACGCCGTCTCGCTTTACAGAATGTAAATAATATTCATATGCTTTATATTCAGTTTCTAATTGTTTATATGTTTCTAATTGTTCTAATGCAGTTTTCTTTTTAGTTTTAGCAACTTCAATTTCACCATGATTAGATTTAATTTTATTAGTTATATTCTTTATTAACTCAGTAGTTTCTAATATAAGTTTCTTTTTAGAATCAATTTTTTTATTTATCGATTCATTAAATATAATTGCAGATTCATTCTTTTTAAATAATTCTTGTCTTTCTGCATTTGTTTCCAATTCAGATTCTTTTGTTTGTATATCACTTTCTAATATCTGTAATTGCAATTCTAATTTTTCAATTTTATTTTTTAAATTTATTTTTTCTTGATATTCATAAATTGAGGAATTTAATTTATCAATACGTTGTTGAAAAAATTCAGCTGATCCAATTTCTTTTTTTAATTGTAATTTATTTCTTGGTAATAATTTTTTTGCTTCTAATGCATCTTTAACAAATATATTTTCAATACAATACTTACATGCATGATCATATTCATGAGTTTTTAAATGATCAATTTTCTTTTTCTGTGATTCTATTAAACTTGTTAGTGTGCTTATACTATTAGATATACTATCTTTTTTCTTAATAATATCAGATAATTCAGATGATATTTTATTATATTGTTCTTTATTAATTATATTTGAATATGATGACATATTAGATTTAACAACATTAATTTTTTCTTCTAATACTAATGTATTTGAGTTTATTTTTTCAATATCTTTTATTAATATAGATTCGTCATTTTCTAATTTTTTTATAGAAGGTCCTTCATATGATATTGGCTGCTTTGTTTCAATTAATTCTACAATTTGATTTTGTAAATTATTTCTCGATTCTTGCAAATCTGTATCGTTCTTTTCTAATTCAATAATTTTATCTTGATTTTTTAAAATTATATCGTCTGAGTCACGTATGATTAATCCAAAATCTGTTTTCTTATATTCTTTTAATTTACCAGAAGTTTCTTTTATTTCTTCAGCTGCTAAATGATATAGTTGTTCAAAAACTGTTGTGTCTAGAAATTGAGATAATAAATCTTTTCGTTCTCTTTGTGACTTTTCTATAAAATTATTATTATCTGCTTGTAATGAAAATGCAGTTAAAATAAAATCATCATAAGTTCCTAAATACCTTCGAATACTTTTATTAGTATCACTTCTTTCTTCTCCATTTAAGTTTTGATCTTCATTATAAAAATTAACGTTTACTTTAACATGTCCATGCTTTAATGTTATACCTTCTCGTTCAATAGTATATAATTTATCATTTAACATGAATTTAAATATACCTTTAAAACCAGACTTTTTATTATTTAAGACTTCTTTTGATTTACTTGTTTTACTACATTTATCAAATATTGTATATGTTATTGCATCTAATAAAGAAGATTTACCTGATGCATTTGCTGCGAATAAACCTATAACATCTGATAATTTTGAAAAATCTACTTTATTTTTTTCTCCATATGAAAACATATTATCAAATTCAAATGAAACTGGATACCATGTTACATTTCTTACGGATTCTAGAACAGGCAGTTTAGAATTAATTGTTCTATTAATATGCCTAATTGCATCTAATTCTTTTTTGTCTGCATCAGGATAATTTTCTTCAATAAATTGTGTTATTAGATTATTTTGATGTTCTACATCTCTAACATTTCCAATTGCAATTGAACCATTTTGATTATTTTCAATATGATTTGCACTACGTTGTATTGATATATCTTGAACTTTATATTTTTTTCTAATTGTTGCTATTAATTTTTTAATATCAGATGCGTCAGTATCATTAAATTTAATTCTTACTCTTGGTTTTCTTGGAACACGATATGGAGAATTAATAATTTTTGCATTGTCTACTTCAAATGTTACATATCCGTAATTATTTTCTATTTCAACAAAATCTGCAGATTTATCTGGTAAGTCCCAAACTAATATTCCATGGTCTAATGCTTCTCCATGATTTTGTTGAATTAATGATCCAGGATATCCTATAGTTTTTTCTTTATTTAAAAATTGAGCTGGCTTATGAATATCACCTAATAATGTTAAATCATGACCTTCAAATAAGTCTGTTGTTACATGTTCATTTGATATTTGAAATCCAATATCAGTTTTAGCACTATGTACTGCTCCATGATGTAAGGCTATTTTATAATGTGCATTAAAATCTTTTGCTTTTATATAATCTTTAGGAGCTACGTCTACTGCCATATGATTAAATACAATATTTCCAAATTGAAATAATCCGTTATCTTTTATAAAGTGTATATTTTTATTATTAATAACATCTAGTATTGGAGATATTGCATCTAATCTATATAAATTATTTAAATTCATATCATGATTACCTAAAATAACAATTGTAGGAATATGAAATCCATTAAAGAATTTTGTTAACATATTAATTAACTCCGGCGACATATCTAATTTAGAATGAACTATATCTCCAGTTATAACGCATATACTTTGATCAGATGCATGTTGGGCAATATGTAAAAATAAATTATCAAATACTTCATTATATTCTTTATGACGTTTTAATGTTCGAATATGAATATCAGAAATATGAAATATTCTATCAATACTTTTTATGTTTGTTTTTAATTTTTTTATTTCCATAACGAAGCTATTTTTAATTCCATCATTCTTTCAAATGAAAATTTATATGTATCCTCTAATTTTTTAGTTATTTTTTTATAACCTAATTCATTTGGATCTAAATCTTTAAGTTCTACAAAATATACATTTAATCCTTCTGCCATGAATCCTTTAGCTATTTCTATTGCATTATGCATTGCATCTGGATCTAAACATATATAAATGTCTTTAACATGTTCTTCTATAATCTTTTTTTGTAATGTAGGTTGTATAAGTTTCCCAAATAATGGAATAGCATTTCTTTTTATAGTAATCGCATCAAATGCTCCTTCGCATAATATAATAGGTTCATTCCAGTTAATTAACATTTCAAATCCAATTATATCTTTCGATGTTTGTGGATTTTTATGTTTATGTGGATCGTTTTTATAATATGCTCTAGATACAAAATAATTTAATTGTCCATTCGCATCATAACTAGGAATAATAATTTTTCCAGAATATTGACCAGATTCTGCATACCCAATTCTGTATCTAATAATATCAAATATATTTATACCTCTATTTTTTAAATAATGTATTGCATTTTTATAGTCAGGTGTTTTCTTTTCAATCCATAATGGTTGATATTCTTCTGGCAATTTTAATGAGTATTCAATTTTTTCTGTTACATTGTTTCTATATCTTGTTACTTCGATTATTTTATTTAATTTTTCAAATTTAGATTTTGGTAAATTTAATTGTTTAAATAATGATCTAATAGTCCGACCTTTTTTATCAGATATCCAACAGTGCCATGGATTTTGACCTTCTTTATTAGTATTAATATCAATCTCTAATTTAGGTTTATAATGAGATGTAAACGGGGAAAAGAATGCAATATTATCTCCAGATGTTTGTTTACCTTTTCCTAGAACAGATTCTAATAATTGAAGTAGTTTAAGATTCTTCATATAATATATTATAAGAAAATTTACTGAAAGATCAAAAGTATTGGTATTATATAATATATGTTAGACACAATCATAATCGGTCTAACGATTCATCATTTAATAATATACATTATATTAAACGATTTCATCTTTTTATTAACTTACATTAAAAAAATAATGATTATTTTTCAATTATCCAATCATAATACAAAAAACTTTGATGTAACCGGCGTTTCTCCTTCTTTACAACATTCATTTAACCACTCTTCCGGCATATCTTTTTTTGCAACGTGTGTTATTCCTATTTTATTTGCATACATTTCATATGTTGTTTTTGAACCTTTTGATATCTTTTGATTGGGATTCTGAAATATAATTCTTAAATCAATATCTGGATGTGATGCTAAAACATGTTTCATTTTTTGTCTATCAGTGCTTGTCCATCTTCCTTTTGTTTCAATATACATTGTGTTACCTGATTTTTTTGTAAATATAAAATCCGGAGTATATTTAGAATTTTTTTGTGGAACTATATATTGTAATGTTTCTTTTTCGTAATTAACAGGATATTTTGCTTCTTTGATTTGATCTGCAACTTTTAATTCTAAGCCAGATCTATATCCATATTTATATGCCGCTTGGCGTTGTTTATTATTAGAGTGCCAATGATTTTTCATAACTTCCTTTACCAGTCGATCATTACTAAATTACCATTCCATTTCATGATATTATCTGGTTTGAAATCTAATGATAAATGTAAATCTCCTATATTTGTTTTTCTTACATGTTGCTGTAATGCTCTCATAAAATTAATTAATACCGGAGAATAATTTCTAGTCTCTTCAGTATCTAAATAATCAAATACAGATGCATCTGGGCCAGCTTGCCTTAAAAAATTTTTATAACCATTATAAAATTTATTTATTTCTTGTTGTTCTTTTGGAGATAATGGATTTGCTTTATTCATTATATATAAACTACGTTTTGGATCTGAATAATGAACAGGAATAAATGAGTTAAATTCAGATGCCCTTCCTACAATTACATCTGCAACTGCTTTTTCGTCTGGCTCTGTTGTTATTTTAAATAATAAATCTTCTCCATTTATTGCATATACTTTTCCATTATCTCCTTGTGCAACAAATGAAAATTCTTTATTTTTAATTTTATTTAATAAATTATTAGCATCAGTTTCTGATATTTCGTTTAATATGTTTTTTAATTTAATCAATATGATAATCCTCCATATGTATTAGAATTATTTATATTAAAATTTTGATTTGTACTATTTAAACTAGATCCTGATTTAATAGGTCTAATGTCTAGATCCATTCTAACTAAAAAATTCATATCAACATCATCACGTTTTTTTATTGGTTGTCCCAATTTTCCAATTGCTAATAAAGTTCCAGTCGAATTATATAATCCTATTGATGTAATATATGGGGAAAACTCACTCCCAGTTAAATAGTTTAAATATTGAATATTTGAATCATTATGTGCACTATGATTATTAGTAACATTAAAGTCACCTGCATCAACACGACATAATGTCGACATTTCATATAATGTAATTGTACTTTGATAACTTGCAGTATATTTTGTAGATAATAAATTATTATATCGATAATCTGGAGTTGATATAACAATAAATCCTTTTTCAGAAAATATATTTCCAACAATATTTGTTTGTAATAATCCTCCACCCTCGCTACGGTCCGATAAAGTGCTTATTTCCAATTGTGATAATGATTTATTATAAATCCTAATTTCATCTAAATATCCTTGTAGATTAGTGCTATTTGTGTTATAACCGCCAATACTTAAATGATAATTGTTATTAATAAATGTTGGAGAATTTATATATGTATTTAAATTATCACGAAGAAAATCAAAACTACCAGATGAATGTTTAGTTCCATTAATATACATCTCAATATCACTACCAGTTTTTTGACATACTACATGAGTCCAAGACGAAGAAACGTCTGCAGAAGATGTTATTAACGCAATTAAATTAGAATTATTACCACGTATACTAAATTTAATTTCATTACTTCCGCTTAATTCAATATTAAAAGGACATGGACTTCTAGTTATTTGATCTGCTTTTGTTAATATCAACTGATCATTATTTGTACTATTTGTTCCTGATATAAAAAATGATATTGCATAATCATGTTGTTTATCATATATTCCTTCTAAACTAGATGATATATAACCATTTCCAGAAAATAATGCCGATAATCCTATAGATTGTTGATTTCCATTATTCGTTGTTACTCCAGAAACATAATTAATATTTTGCGATTCATATGTTATATTTGAAGAATCAAAATATTTATTAAATCCTTCATAAAAATTTAATGTATCAGGAAAAGATTCTATATTAATATTTTCATCAAATATTTTTCCAGATCTATTAGATTTTAAACTTAATGATGCACTATTATATGTAAATGAATCTTCTTTAATTTTTTGTCCCATTTTCTTTTGAGGTATACTAAAAATAGAAGATGTTTTATATAAGAATATTTCCGTATCATATGAATCTTTATAAAATAATTGTTGCAATGATTTATAAATGATTGATTTATATGTATCATTTAAATTTTGTTCACCCCAATTTAAATTATTTTCTGGTATATTTTCTGTATAATATGCGTTTAATGGTGTATATAACGAAGTACTTCCAGAATACATATAAAACGTTTTGTTTAATTGCATTGGAGTAAATTTTAAATCAGTAGGATTTACTTTTTTAAAAGCTTTTACTGATTCACCAGTATATTCTGTGATATCTGACATATAAACTCTGTTATTTTATAATAAATATAACAGGCGAAAAATACGTGTAATTAATAATCTAATTTAACACGAATATTTAATTCTGATTTTTTGTCTTTTTTAATTGGCTTACTTAATTTTGCAACTGCTAATAATTCTTGTTGATCATTATATAAACCAACTGTAGTT